GGCGGCCAGCTTGGCCGGGTCGAATGTCTTGCCCACCTTGCTGAGCAGTGGGGCAAAGTCGATCGCGGCATCCTGCGCCAACCGGGGCAGCATGTACGCGACGATAGCACCGTGGGCCACGTAGGCCTTCCGGGTCATTGGATTCTTAGCCATCGTAGTCTCCTTGGTGTCATGTGCAGTCTTCAACCTGTCGCGGGCTAGGCTTGCGCGCCAGCCTTTGAGTACATACGCCTTTCGTTCGGCGTTGTCGGGGTCGTAGTGCCCGACCACGTCCACGCGGGGCGCGGCCAGCTTGGCGTCGAGGGCCCACGGGCTGCGGCGGACGTTGTCCTCCACCACCACGTCGGGGCCGGCGCGGCCCTCGCGGACCAGCGCCACGTGATTGCCGCTGATGTCGCGCATCACGCCGTCGTAGCGCTCGCCCTCGGGGCTCACGCCGGGTGTCATATCGGCCCGGTAGCGGTAGCCGCTGCTGAGCTCCTTCTGCTCCCCGGACTCCACCAGCTCGATGGCGTCGCCCCGCCACACCACCAGCGGCGCCGTAAGGTAGGGGTGCTCGAACGCGACCCCGTTCCCGATGGAGCCCACCACCATGTCGGTGGGGTGCTGGTCGGCCGTCAGGGCCTTGTGGTTCAGCAGCAGCGGCTTGCCGGCGAAAGTCGCGGCCGCCTTGGCCAGCTCCTTCGGGTCGCGGTACAGGTAGTACACCTTGTACGGGTCGAGCCCGAGGTCCTTGTAGTCCGGTATCTCGTTGCCGTTGTACGGGCAGACGTTGGCCTTGCTGATGGGCGTCGTCTCGACGTACAGGTGTCCGTCGCCGTCGATCCGGCGCACGGTGTCCTTGTCCATCGCTACTAGGCGCGCCGCGTCCATGGCCGGTGTCACGTCAGGTTCAACTCCACTCAGTAGGAACGCCACGCCCGGATGCAGGGGCTGCGGCGGGTTGGCCGGGTCGGCCCATCGGTACTCCGTATGCTCCCCGTTTAGCCGGGGGAGGAACTCCTCTGGGGCGTTGCAAACGAACGTGGTGTAGTCCACGGGGTCCGTCGCGTGCCCAATCTGTCTGTACGCACCGTCCGGGGCGTTGCCCAGCTCCTCGCGCGCCTCGCGCTTGGCGCCCTGCTCGGGCGTCTCGTCGAGCTCCAGGCCGCCGCCCGGAAAGGCCCACTCGCCGCCGTGGTCGCCCCAGCCGCTGCGCTTTACGAACAGCGCGCGCCCGCTGGGGGCCGTGAACATTACGCCGGCCGCCCTCGGGGCGTCGTCGGCGGCCACGAACTCCTCGCCCACCTTCTTTGGGATGCCGAGGGTGCTGTGCCCGTGGGCCGCAGCCTCCATGGCCCGGTGCTGCTTTGCGCTGACGCTGGGCATTTGTTCTTTACAAGCCTCCTCGCGTCGGGCTAGGGTTCAGTTGTGAGTACGTAGCCAGCTGGAGTGCTGGCAAGCTGCTACCAAGGAGGCGAGGCATGCGCGGGAACTACAAAACCCGCTGATAGAACCGGGCGGGCGTCCGGACAGTCCAACAATCCGCAGGCGCCCGCTTTCTATCTCACTGCCCCGCGTAACCCGCGATGATAGGCCGCGCCACGCACCTGCAGTTGATCTCGGTGCCCGGCCAGACATATTTCTTCACGGCCGGGTCCCACCAGCCCTTGGCCACGTCGTAGACCGCCTTGTCGCGACCCGCCTTGACGTGCGTCGGGCGCTGAGTGTGGCCGCCGCCGCTGTGGACCCATTGGGCCTGCGTGATGCCGACCTCCAGCTGCCGCACGCGGGCGAAGGCCGCCGTGGCCTTGCTGTTCTGGTCCCGCGCGATAAGCGAAGCCCGGCGCCGCGTGACGCCGAAGCTGTGCTCCAGCGACTTTACGATACCGCCGATGTCCCCGCCGGTCTGCACGCCGCGCATCACGATGCCCTCGACCTGCCCGAGGTACTGCTCGGGTATTGACTTGATCAGGCCGACGCTGGCCTGCACGGTGGCGGCCAGCACGTCGCGCATGGCCGGCGTCATCTTGAAGTCGACCGCGAAGCCCGCCTCGCGCAGTATGGCGCGGAAGGCCCCGCTGCTGCGCGCCTCGGCGGCCTGCGCGAAGGCCACCGTCAGGCGCTGGGCCGCGTCGTTGAAGCTGGCCAGCCAGCGCTGGCTCAGCCGGCGCAGCTGCCGCTGCAGGGCCCGCGCCGGTAGCTCGTCGGTGGCGAGAGGCGGACTTGCCTTGTAGCTGATGGTCAGCCAGTACATCACGCTGGCGTGCATCTTGTCGATCAGGCGGAGCAGGCGCTTACGGAACGCCACCTCCAGGCCGGCGTTGGGGCGCACGCCCCGCAGCGCCTTAGCCTTCTTCGGAGTCATCGTCCTCGTCGCCGGGCGGCATCTCCATCTCGGCGACCTCCTCGGGCGTCATCACCTCGATGTCGCCCGGCTGGTACTCCATGCGCTGCTGGTACTCGGCCTGCGCCGCGTCGTCCTTGTCGGTATCGATCTTGCTCTTGGGCATTTACTCGTGTACCTCGATGAAACCGTGCTTCAGGTTGCTGTCGAGCATCTTGTAGGCGGTCTCCTTGCCCAGAATACCGACAAGCGCCATGGGGGTCATCCCCTCCTGCAGATGCTCGAACCACTCGTGCGCCTTGCTGCCGGGCAGGCGCGGGTTCTTGGTCACCAGCAGCTTGACCTTGGTGCTGCCGGGCTTCTTCTTGAACAGGCCCTTCATGGCCTTGATCTTGGCGCTCTCGGCCGTGGGCTCGGCCTTGGGGGCCTTGGGCTGGGCGGCCGGGGCCGCAGCCGATGGGGCGGGCGCCGCCGGCTTGGGCGGGGCGGCCTTGGCCGGCGGGCGCGCCATGTTGGTGGGCTGCACCAGCTCGCAGTGGAGCTGCCCGGTGTTGAAGTCGAACGACACCACCTTCAGGCGGCTGTCGGCCTGCAGCAGCACCTCAAACTCGCCGTCGCCCTCGTGCGCCGGGCGGATGGCGGCGCCCTTCTGGCCCTTCTTGACGTCGATCCGCATAACCAGACCGCCGCTGCTGCTGCCCTTCCAGCCCTTGCTGAACTCACCGTTGGTGCTGGTGCTGATGAAGCCACGGTCCCTGAAGACCATGCCCTCCTCGAGAATAGCCTTCAGCTGCTTGGCGTACTCCCCCGACACCCCGCGCCACAGGGTGGCGTCCACGGGCAGTTCGGCGCCGTCGAGCCAGCTGTGGATAGCCTCCGTCTGGTGGCTCCACTCGCCCTTGTGGCGCAGCTGCTCGTTCATGTGCGTATAGCCGCTGCCCTTGTAGCTCTGCACCGCGCTCTGCTGCGCGCTGGTGGGCTGCGGCCGGGCCGCAGCGATGGTCTTCAGCAGCTGCAGGTGCGGCGGGTCGCCGGGGCTGGGCTTGGCCACCGGCGCCGGTACGCCCTGCGCCGGGGTATAGTTCTTCACGCCCTTGCTGGCCCAATCGCCGCCTGTCAGCAGCGCCGTAAGGCCCTCGGCGTCGACGCCGGTCTTGGTCATGTGGCCGGGGCTGACCAGCGTCCAGGCGCCGTTCTCGTTCAGGCTGAGCGTGCTCTCGCCCTTGGTGAAGGCGTAGTCGGCCGTGCCGGGGTTGCCGGCCTTGAACTCGTAGCCGTGCTCCTCGGCCTGCTCCTGCACCTGCACGGCCGTGCTGCTGGGCTCCTCCTGATTGGCGGGCGGCTCCCCAGCCAGCTGGGCGCCGAAGTCATCGGGGTCGGCTTCCGGGTTGCTGGGGGTCACGATGCTGTCGGCGAACTTGTTCAGCTCGTGGCCCTTGCCGCTGGCGATGACGGTGCCGCCGTTGGGGCTGTCGAGTACGGACCAGTTGCCGTCGTCGTCGATGACGGTGGTGTAGCCCTTCCAGGTGTACTTGGTCTCGTGGTCGCTAGGGTGACCAGCGAACTTCCAGTTATTGCCCTGCAGCATGGCGATCTGCTGCTTGGCGTGCTCCTCGGTGTAGCTGGCGGGCGCCGTGCCGGCGGCCAGCTTCTTCATGGTGTCGGCAAGGTCCGCAATGCCCTGCCCGAACTTGCCGGGCTGGCCGTGCCCGTGGTTCACGTGCCAGTCACCCGACACGGGGTTGTACGTCACCTTGACGCCAGTATCTTCGTTCTCAAAGACCTTGACTTGCCCCTTTTTCTTGCCCTTCAGGCCCAGCTTCTTCGCCAGCTCCTGCATGTCGCTGTTGACGAACGTGGCCTCGGGCTCGTCACTCTCGGTCGAGGCGCCGCCGCCCCCGCCGCCCTTGGCGACGAACTGGCCGCCCTTGGCCGTGCCGGCCGGGGCGTGCGGATGGTCGGCCTCGTTAAACTCGTCCATGGCCGGGGCGCCCTTGTCGCCCTTGGCGGCGTCGTCGGGCCGGCCGCCCTGCGGTTCCAGCCCCTCGGCCTCCTCGGCGGCGAGGTCCGGCACGTCCTCGACGTCCAGGCCCCGGTACGGCGTGTCCGGATCATTGGCGAGGCGCTTGCGCACCTCCTCGGGGCTCAGCACGCCGGCGTCGATGTAGCCGGTGTCGGTGTCCGCCTCGGCCTTGCGCAGGTCCGCGATCTGCTTCTCGTCCATGGCCCACAGGGGCTCGAACTCGAAGTCGATGGTGTCGTCCACCTCGCCCCACAGGCTCAGCATCACCAGCCCCATCAGGCGGTGCAGCTTGTCGCGGAACAGGTGCTCCTGGTACGAGTGAATGTAGTCGTAGAACGACCGCATCTCACCCTCGCTGCTGGCGTTGAGGCCCGCCGGCTGTATGCCCAGCAGCTTCACCAGCGGAATGTGGCTCACCGCCGCCATGTGCTCCTGCGCGGCGGCCTGCAGGCTGTCGAGCGTGCCCAGCGGGGCCGCCACGTTGCTGAAGTCCTCGGTATTCTTATCGAGCATCATCAGGCCGCGATTGTCGCGGATCATGTTGAACAGGGTGGCCCGCTTGAACAGCTCCTCCCCGTCTCCCTGCATGCTCTCGCTCAGGTCCGTGTGCAGCACGAACACGCTGAAGGCGCTGATAATGTCGTTGACCGACTGCCGGGTCTTCAGCCAGTTGTCCACGTATGGCTTGGCCATCTGGCTCATGCTCAGGCCGCCGAAGCTGTAGGTGGGCTTCAGCATGTCCGGCACTTCCCTGCCGATAAACGTCAGCAACCGGGAGGAGTGGACCACCTTGGCCTGGACGTACCACTCGTCGGGCCGGTACCAGTTGTCCTCCAGCGGGTCGTTGGAGTTGTAGTTGGTGGGGTAGCACCAGACAGCCTCGACCGTGCGCAGCGCCTTGATGGGGTGCTTCGGCCCGACCTTGGCCCGGCTTGTCTTGTCCCAGCCGTCGCCGATCGACTTCTTAAGCTCCTCGGGGTTGCGGCTGTCGTCGGTGTCGATGTAGATGTGGCCCCGGCCGAAGAACCCGTCCTGCTGGGCGGCGCGGGCGAACATGTCGCGCACGTGCAGGCGCTTGAACTCGGCCTCCAGGTCCTTGATCCGCTCCTCGGCCTTGGCCGCCGCCGCCTCGTCGTCCTCGTCGTCCGAGCGCGTGGAGTTGAACTTGATCCACTTGCGCGTCATCTCGGTGGCGATGGTCTCGCTGATGGCCCGGTACTCGGGCCGCTGCGCCAGCTCGCTGAGGTAGGCGTAGCCCAGGAACGTGATACCCTCGGACCAGAAGCTGCTCAGCGCCATGCCGGCGGCCCAGCCCTGCGCCGTGGTCAGGTCGCTATCCAGCGCCATGCCGGCGCCCTCGCCCGGCCCCACGCCCGGCGGGTGCTCGGGCAGGGTGAACACCGGCTTGCGGTCCGCAGGCCGGCCAGCCACCGACAGCGCCGTGTCGCTAACCGGCGGACGCCGCTTGGCCTGCACCGGCGCGGGCATTGGCCCAGCGGCGCTGCCCTGCGTCGCGCGGTGCGCGGCCGTGGCGGCCATCAGCCAGCCGATAAACTCCCTGATCATCAGCGACGCCGCCCGGCGCGGGCCAGCGCCGTGTCGCTCACGCGCAGCCCGCCGCGCAGCTTGGCGTAGCGGATCACCAGCGCGTCTGCTAGGTTGGGGCTGGTGCTGCCGTCGGGCGTCTTGTCCACGATGATCTTGCCTACTCCGTTCAGCGTATAGGTTGGCTGGCTGAGCTCCTCGACGAGCTTGCCCTGCAGCTTGAGGCGCTTAGGTATGACTATGATCTTGTCCAGGTCGCCCAGCAGCTCGTCGATGCGCTTGCCGGACTTGAACGCCTCGACCACGCGGTGCGTGTACTGAAACCTGTGCCGCAGCGCCCACCACGCCTGCGCCTTGGCGTTGCCGAAGTAGTCGGCGTTGGTGCGGTTGGTGCCGGGCACCAGCTTGTCGGGGTCCTGCACCTCGCCGCTGCCCCGGTAGGCCACCGCGTCGAGCCGCGTAGTGCGCTCGGCCCGCGTCTCGTTGATCACGCGAGCGTCGCCCCGCACCCCGGCGCCCAGCCCGTCCGCGTCGTAGCGGAAGGTGCCGTACTTGAGCTTGTCGCATATGTCGAACGTGCGCTGCACGGTGCCGAATATGTCGTCGCCCTTGCCGGACCACTCCTCCAGGTGCTCGACCAGCCAGCCGTGCGCCCCCACGAAAGCGCAGCGGTCCCGGCCCTCGTCGGCCACGTCCAGGGCCCCGAACTTGTCGCCGCTGGGCTCGATGCCCAGCACCTTGTCGGCGTCGATGGCGGCCTGTACCCAGCTGCTGGGGATCAGCACGCCCTCGACCGAGGCCGCGAAGTCGATGTCCAGCTCCTGGGCCACCACGACGGGGTCGAGCTCCTCGACCTGCTTGTCGTACCACGCTTGGTCCTTGCGCGGATCGTCGCGCCAGTGGAACCGGAACACCCGCTCGGCCGGCCACTTGGTGACCTTGGTGTAGAACGGCCCGCCCAGCCCGTTGGGGGTGCTCACGTCAATGCGGCAGTTGGTGGTCTGGCTGAGCGCCGCCTCGATGAGGTCCGGGTGCTCGACGTAGGCCGCCTCGTCCACGAAGTAGATACCGGCGCGGTCGCCGCGCCCGATGTTGTCTCCGGCCTCGCCGGTTATGATGCTGCCGCTCTCGCGGAAGTGCACCCGCATGTGCGGCGCGTCGCGCTTGCCGTCGAAGCCGCCCCGGAACTCCACGGGCAGCAGCTCCACGAATTGCCGAACCTTCCAGAACAGCGCCTTGGGGCTGCCCAGCTTGTCGACGTACTCCTCCTTGCGGGAGCCGAAGCCGATGGCCATGCCGTCGTTGAACAGGCACAGGGTGGCGGCCAGCGCGCAGGCCAGCCAGCTGACACCGGACTCGCGGCTCTTGGGCGTTACGCCCGGCCGGCGGTTGCGCCAGCTTTCCACGACCCAATCGACGAACTCGACCTGACGCGGGAACAGCAGGAACGGCACCACCACCGGCAGCCCGATCTCCACGTTTCGCGGGTCGCTAGTGCAGCCCCAGTCCGTGATGAACTGAGCCTGATGGTCCCGGTAGTACGCCTTCAGGCCCGGCAGCACCTCGGGGTTGGCCCGGATGCGGTTCAGGGCCCGCACGCGATGGGCGAACACCCCGGCGTAGTCCGGGTGCCGCCAGTCAAACTCGTCGACTACGGTCACGGGCCTAGTTGACCTTGCTGCCCGGCACCCGCTTCTCCGTCCACGCGGCCTGCTCGGCGCGCTGGCGGGCGATGGCCCGATGGAAGATAGCGTCCTTGCGATCGAACTCCGGGCCCGGCGTCGTATCGATGTGCCAGCCGTAGAACTTGATGCCGCCCTCGCTGGCGTTGGTCACGCCGGGCCGGTTGGCATAGAACTTGTACCGCTTGGCGGTGGTCTCCCACTTGTAGCCCGGCTCGCCGTCCGCGTACTTCTCCATGATCGACACGAACTCGTCCTCGCGGAGGCTGCCGCAGTAGGTGCAGCAGTGGTCACCGTTGGGCTCGACGCGCCACCCGTCGAGCAGCGCCCCGCCCTCGGGCTCGCCCAGCTGGCTGATCCGGCTGCCGCAGTTGTGCGTCGGCGTCACGCCTTCCTTGCACGTTGTCAGGTTGGCGTAGGTATGCGGACTGTCGCTCATCACTCACCCTCACCATTGATTATCCGCTGGTACGCCCGGCTGGCCTCGTTCGGGTCGTCGGTGGCCAGCTCCTGCGTCGGCGCCCGCTCGTCGCGGTTTATGTTGGTCACCTCGGACCGATCGACCCAGCCGCCCCGCGTCTTTAGAAAGAACATGGCCGCCTTGGTGGAGTCCGGGTCGTTGCGGTTGAGCGCCCGGCGCACCAGCCCGCGCGCCACGTGCTGGGTCACCACGGCCAGCGCCGTGTGCAGCTCGCGCTGGTAGTGCTGCTTCATCAGCGTCTTGCTGATGCCCAGCACGTAGCTGATGTTGTCGTGCGGAATACCGTAGGCCGCCATCTCGTACACGGTGCGGCGGTGCAGGTCGTTGGGTTCGTACGCCGGGCGGCCGGGCCCCCGCTTGGCCGGCGTCGGATTGTCACGCTTGGCCATGTCCTACTCATTCTTAGAGCTTTCGGTGAGCAACCTCACCCTGCGAGACCCGGCGTCAACCCGGTGGCACCAGCGCCACCGTCCACGCACTGGCAGCCTCAGGCGGGCATCATCCCGTGGGGCTCGACCAGTACGGCGCGCCGCACCCCGTCGAGCACCACCTCGGCAAACTTGCCGACGATGCGCCGCACTCGTCCAATCATGCCCAGCAGCGTCACGCATACGCGGGCGTTCAGCGCTGGCATGGCGATCCGAGCGTCCTTAAGCCGCACGTCGAAGCGGCCCTGCTCGGCTAGATATTCAATTTCGTAAACCTGCTGGTCCGGGAGGGGGACCCCCGCTAGGAGTCTGGCCGCGTCCCCGTGGCGCACGCCGCGCCGGTGCAGCGCCTCGATGAGGTCGGCCTCGGAGCAGCGGGCCAGCAGATAGCCCGGCATGAGCAGGTGCTCGCGCTCCACGATGACTGACTTGCGCTGATGGAAGTACTGGACCCGGTACGTTGGTAGACTGACCACGAGGCCGGCGTCGGACAGCTCGTCACGGAGCTCTCGCTCCACACTGCCCCTAACCGTGAGTACGCCCCAAGTCATTGTGCGCCGCTGGCCCCGATGTTTACCGTGAAAAACCTAATACGCCAAAATAGCCTGAAGTGCAAACTCATTCCAACTCCGGCCCTTCTACGTACACACGCGCGTAGCAGAGAGATACAAATCCCCCCGCACGTCATGTTGACTGTTGAGTTGCCAACCCCGTTATTGCTGACAACTCGACAGCAATACGCGAGTAATAGGCTGAGACTCCAGTAAACCCGACGATATTATTGTTTTATTGCCGCTATTGGCTGCCAGCAACAATATTTTGCCAAGCCTCGAGCGCCTACGCGTACACAAGGGCCGTCGACAATAGTCCCCGTGTAAGCCCTTGTTTTTGTTGAACAAGAGCCTATTGTTTTTGCTATTGTTTTGGGTGCCGCCGGCGATAAACTGATAGGTTTTTGGAGGTTTTGGGCCGGCCTGCTAACGGTACCGCCGCTGGCCATGAATGGCAAGCGGCGGTGCCGGGCGCCAATTCTTTATCACTTTACACCTACTGCGGAACCGGCTAGGCTGCACCCGTCAACCTAACCCTGAGGAGGCCATCCATGGTCACTACCGCCGTACCGCGCCGTATCTACGGACCGCGCCAACCCAGCTGCGCGGACGTGCGCAGCCCCGCCACCCGCCGCCGCGAGCAGCGCGTGTGGGCCGCCGGCTACCGCCGCTACAACCTGCGGACCCGGGAGATCACCAATGCCTAAAGTTGAAACGCTGGTAGCCGGCAAGGACTACCCCGACCTCGGTATCAAGCGGGGGGACACCTACTACAAGTGG